TTTTCGTATGTCATTTCAGCCGAACTTTCTTTTGTAGGTTGTGGTTGAATTCCCAACACATTTTTCGCGATTTTGGATAAATTCTTTTTTGTTCTCCTCAGTAAAGTATTAGGTTTTGGTGATTTTTTGGTAGACATGGTGTAGTGTATTATATATTATCTAAATATAATATTGATAATCAAACAGGTCAAAATCTGAGGTTATCCACTGTGAACATAGTATGGGTTCTCGTATTTTCAGTTTCTGTATTTTCTCCCTTTTCTTTCGTTTTTCTTGATATTCCGATTCTTCAAAGAAATCAAACACCCAATTGGATTGTTGAACGGGTTCTTGTATTTTCAGTTTTTTTATCTTTTGTTTCTTAACATATTGTTTTATTATGTCACTATCCTTTTTAGATTTATCTCTGTTATCATCCAGTTCATACAGACTTTCTGAAGTGAAGTCACTATCCTCATCCGTTTTTGGACGAAAGTAAAACAACCTAAATAATTCTTTGTTGAGTTTTTCTACATTTGTCCAGTGATTTGAGATGGATGAATCCACACCAGCTTCAACGACCGGGTTATAGGATGGATTCGAGTTGGAAGTTGGTCCCATAATCGGAAGCGGTAACTGCATTGATTTACGCCGAGACCGTATTGGCATTTGTAAAACAGAATTCACGTTCACCTGTGTTGATGCAGTTGCAGGAGATGCAGTCGCGGACGGTGGTTTCAACAACCTATTTGTTTTACTTGTCTTTTCGTTTGGTGTCGTGCCTATCATAGCTCCCATCATGCTGCCTCTACGTTTTATAGGTGTAGATGGTCGTTCTACGACGGATTCTATAGGTATATGCGGAGTAATGGGTATAGTCGAATCCATAGTATCCACATTCGGAACATCGTGTTCTCCTAAAAAATTCAAATGTAATTTTGTGTTATACCTTGTTCGCGACCGATTCCGTGGTGCAGAAGACATTGAAAATTGAAAACTCATACATGAGAGCTCTTTTTATAATAGATTACCATTTTGTTTTCTTCACATTTATTTGTTGTCCCGCACTTTTCTTTCGAGATTTGTTCGGGTCATACGCTTCATCCTCATCATCCGACCCCATTCCCTTGGAAATTTCCCAGAATTCCTTCGACCCCAATTTGAAATCCGGTCTGCCTTCGGCTCTATACCAAAAAATCTGGTCATTCAGTTTGTTCGATTTTGCATTGTTATTAATTACCAAACACTCATAGTTCTCGGTGGTTTGGTCCATCACCGAATTAAACGATTCCAATGTAGGAAACATCGAGGCATAGTTCTCCCAAATACGTTTTCTGTTGGTCATATACGGTTCTCTCAAAATAAACACATAATCAATGTTGGTTCTCAAATTCGGTGGAATACCCAGCGGATACTGCATAGTAATAATGAGCATGATTTTCCAGTGACGTCCGTTCATGAAAAGAAGACGCATCAGTTTATCACGTGTCCAGGATTGGTCATACAAGCAATCATCTAAAATGACAAACGCACGAGGGTCGATGCTGGTTTTACGATACATTTCCATTTCTTTATTTACTTGTTTGAGAACCACCTTCTGTCTTCTTAAAATGTTCTCGATTAACACACTGTTATATTCCTCATGAATAAAGAGTTTAGGAACATGGCTAGAGTAGAACCCATTCCCTGCTTCTGTCCCAGAAATCACGGTTCCAATCGGAATATCTTGATGATGGTATAATAAATCACGCACTAAATAGGATTTACCTGTATCACGACGTCCAATCATGACAATTACTGGTCCTTTGTTCTCATCTGGTTTAAATGTAATGGAACGAATATCAAATTTCTTTAATTCTAATGTCATATACTATATAGATTACACATGTATTTTATATATATGTAATTTTACGAGCGGGAGGTCTCCATTTTTCCAGACATCGTTTAATTGAATCAAAAATAATGTTTGCGAGAATTATACAAAATGTCTAAATTTGCAATCCATTACCAGAAAATACAGAAACCAAATATAAAACATTTAGAACAAAACTATATTGACATGTCGACCCCCCCATCTGGGTCAGTAGACCAAGGTTCCCCCACCCATCACCCATATAATCCATATAACATAAAGCATTTACAGTGTTATAATCCAATTTACAACTTATTTTTTGAGTTGAATGAGAACAATTACGATACTATTGGATTAAATCATAAATATCATCTGTATGACCTTACTCACGTTACAAATAAAAGTGAAATACCAGGAACAGTTGAAGCGAAAATTTTCATCAAGTTCTCCCCATTATTGGATACAGTTCGGTATCTTATTGGAAAATACAGACAACCAGAATTGCTTCGCAATTTACCGACGTATTCTGCACAATCCTCGCAATCCGCACTATCCACTCAATCCACCCATCCTAAAATGGAGAACCCATGTAATTCATCCTACATAGATAATTTTTTCTGTTATTTGTCCAGTCAATTATTAAATGAACACGGATTCCCAAATGCCATTAATTATTATGGTTCTTTTCTGGGTATACAGGAAAAATTTAAAATGAATGTAGCCGATGATATCGAATATTTATTACAATCTGAATATTTTAAACAAAACAAGGGAAAAATATACGAAATCGAGCAAACCGACGAACAGGAGCAATATACCAATTTTGGTTCTCGTGCAAATAAAAGTAAACTATGTATTCACAATCAAACAGAAATTAGTGTTATTTCCTTAGAAGACCTCACCCTGTCCCCCGAGGATGTCATCGATGATGCAGCAGAAGATACATCCACAAAATGTGATAATGTCGATTTATCTGAAGATATCGATACTGAATGTGTGTTTGAAACTGACATTACTCATTCAGACACATCTTCTACAAATTCATCCAATAACAGCGAATTAAATTATTCGGAGAACGAAGACGAAGAAGACGAAGAAGACAACGACGAAGTTTCATCTGTTGAATGGGAAGATATGGCAAGTGAAACCGATGAAACAGATGAAACCAATGAAGACAGTAGTATAGCAACTGAAGATGAATTAAAAATGAATGCATTTATTTACGATTTCCCCGTGCAAATGATTTGTTTGGAAAAATGCAAAGGAACGATTGACTATTTATTTATGAAAAACAAAATGACAGTAGAAACCGCAGCCAGCGCACTCTTTCAAATCATAATGACATTGTTAGTCTACCAGAAGGCATTTTATTTCACACATAATGATTTACACACGAATAATATCATGTATGTAGAAACCGACCAAGAATACATTACCTATAAATATAACAATCAGTATTATCGCGTTCCAACGTATGGTAAAATATATAAAATCATCGATTTTGGAAGAGCCATCTATCGATTCCAGGGAAAAACCTTTTATAGTGATAGTTTTGAATATGGGGGTGATGCTCACACACAATACAATTTCGGACCTTTTTTTAATGAAAAGAAACCGCGATTAGAACCAAACTACAGTTTTGATTTATCGAGATTAGGTTGTTCTATTTATGATATTTTGTTTGAGAACGAGAACATAAATGAAGATGAAAACACATTAGATGACTTACAGAAAATCATATTAAAATGGGTTACAGATGATAATGGTAAAAACATTCTTTATAAAAAAAATGGAGAAGAAAGGTATCCAAATTTCAAATTGTATAAAATGATTGCGCGAACCGTTCATCACTGTGAACCCGCGGAACAATTAAAAGAACCATATTTCGCACAATTTTTGTTTGTCCCTGGCACACAGGAAACGCTAACATCGGTCATTGATATCGACCACCTTCCATCTTATGTATAAAGCCGCATCCTATCTAATCCCATCCAAATCATAAAGAAATAAATTCTGTATGATTTTATTATGCAGCGAACAAACACTCTCAGAATCCAGGAATATCTGTAAATATTTGTGTCGTCTCAGCTTTCAAGGTTTTGTTCTCTGTTACAATATTTAAAAAGTCACTAAAAGAATGTTGCGTGTAATAGTATCCGTAAGAAGCCAATAACGAACTCATGAATACTATAAAAGAATCACGAAACATCACTTTTAATGGTTTGAATTCTTGTTCTAAATATTTCATTTCAATCAATTTAAAAAACACAAACAAAATGGTGGTAAAAATGGCAAATAAAAAAATGTGTTCCATATTATATTTTTTAGAAGTTATTCAATATTTTTATACGCATGATATCATATGTAATTACATCAATCCGTATTTTTTTACAAATTCAGTAGGTGTCATCAATGGAACCGAATGTTTCTTTGCATCCATCACTTTTCCAGACGTTTCATTCAAGTCTTTCACAAGTAAAACAAAAGTTTTACTGGAAACAGATGACCCAATCGTTGCCCCCACTTTTTTTAAATTATCCTGTAAGACGGCATCGCGAAATCCGGTCATCACCACCGTTTTTCCATTCAATGGATGACTTGCTGCTGGACCAGCAGCAGTAGCAGTAGTAGCAGAAGCATTTGTAGATTCAATGAACCCCTGTAATTTTCCGACTAAACCAGTTTCCTTCAAAAAGGCTAAAAACTCCGGGATTTTTTCAACAAATGCCTCGGAGGTTTTCGCAGCCATTCCCTTGATTTCGGCAATTTTGGCAACTTTTTGTGCAGGAGAATCCTTCGAAATTAATACTGTTGGATATCCCCCTAAAATAAGTTCTATCTTTTTGTCATTGAAGCCTCTTCCAAACATATTGGAAGCAGACATGATGGTAATCAATGATGCCGCGGAAATTTTCTGTTGGATTCCTTCATACAATTTGGTCGCCGTTTTGTCTTTGAATCCTTCCACTTTCAAGAAATCTGCTATTTTCATTTTCAATATTTTTGCAATGGTATCATATCCGGCAGTTATGATACGTTTCACATTACCAGAGCTGAGCCCATCGACTTCAATTCCACGGAAAAATCCAGTAATGTTTTTTTCTTTTACTGTATCATCATCTTCCATGTTTTCTAACAGAATATCTACATGTGTATTGTTCCATTTGTATGGAACCGATGGCATTTTGGGAGCATCCGATGGAACCACCACTTTGCGAATGTATGGAATCACGTCACCACTTCGTATCATTTCAATCATGGAACCTACACCAATTTTGTTGGATTCAATAAACGCACCATTAAATCCGGTGGCATATTCGATGGTAACACCTCCTAATCGAATGGGTTCAATTTGCACACGCGGTTTCAAGTATCCATCTTTACTGGCTTGCCAGATAACATCCACCACTTTGGCTTCTGCAATTTGGTCAGACAGAACCATTTTGAATGCAAATGCGTGGTCCGGATTTCCGGTTTTTCTTTCGTATATTTTGTCGTTAGATACAATGACCCCATCTATTTCATAGGCATAGTTTTGTCGCCAATCCACCAGAGTCGCAGACAGCATTTCATTATTCAAAACCGAAGAAGATTTGTGTAACACGGTTTCTATGTTGGGTTCAAGCGCACGTAACAATTCAAATTGTTTAGAGGGTTGTAATACAGGTTGTATGACTTCATATGCTACAAAATGCACATCACGAATAGCATCGGAAATGGTTTTTTGATTGACCAGTCCTGCGACCATGTTGCGGGGATTTGCAAACAGAGATTTATATTTGGTTTCAAATGTAAGTTTCGGAAGGATAAGTTCTCCTCGAATGACTACACAATTTGCTTTTGGTAGATTCAAATGGGGGATGAGATGACTGATATCTTGACCGATTTTGCCGTCGCCCCTTGTATATAACTTGGGTTTAGTACTTTCTGTAGTGTAGAGGGCACTGATTCCATCCAATTTGCAGGATAGAACATAAGGACCCGTGTATTTTGCGGTCCAGTGGGTAAGGGCTTGAGTATCGGGCTTAATTTTATCCATCGACCCCATAAAATAGGGGAGAGTGACCTTGTTTTTCTCTACTTGTGCGCCAATTTCGCGGACAACCTTGTTGTTGGGATATTTTTTTTCAATGAATTCTTTAACAATGTCATATTGATTGTCTGACAGAAGCGGTTGTTTATTGTAATAGGCTTTATTGAGTTCTTTCAAGAAATCGGTGAGTTTTTTTTCAGACATTTTTTCTAAAACAGTGATTCCGTTTTGTTTGAAATCTTCTGCATGAGTATCAGTTCCAGCCTGTTTTTTAAGAGGTGGTTGAGAGGTCTTCATTCTGTTGTATGTCTTATATATTATTGATGCGTTTATATTTTTATGATTCAATTTTACAACTTTGCATATTCTAAATGCCGACCTTTAGGTCGGCATCTGTGAATGCGCTTAGGTAACTGTTACTTTGCAAATGATAAATCACCTTTTATATCCGAGAAATCGCCAAAGGCGATTTCAGGGTTATATAATCGGCGATTTAAAAATGCAAAGGTGTACAAAATCATAAAAAAAGAATGTTTGTGATTTTGTTTTTTTTGGTTGATTGCATGTGTCGTAACTAACGGTATTGTGGGTAGTGTTTTTTTACCCAGGCATAGATGTAATGAGAACATCCACCACCATTACATTTGATGTAAGATTCATTTGCAATTTTATATATTTCTGGGTCAACCTCATAGAATTCTACTGGTAATCTACGAAACTTTTCTAATATTGAAAATAATTCAGAATATTGTTTCCAGTTTTTATCATAGTTCTTGTTTTTTTTACCGTTTATCATCTGTATTCCACGATTTCTATTTTCGGCTCCTCCCCAGTCAGACACCATAATTTTGTCTGACTGAATATCTACTAAAAAGGCATGTCTTTGTGGATAAATGGGAATAGAGACAATCTGTGGTCCCGGTTTGATTACATTTCTTACAAAATTATCTAAATCTAAATCTGACACAGGCTTATTTGTGTCAGATGTGTATGAAGAAGGAATTTTACCAAGAGATATGGTTTCAATAGTCGGTAATCTTTTTCTTTTTGTAATAGAATTTGTTGTTCTGGTTTGAGAAC